GGTGTGGATCCCACCCGCCCTTGCTGCGAGCCGTATCATCGGTAGGTGTGACCGGCGCGGCGGCGTCGATCTGAAACGCGAGTATGACCGCCTGAAAGGCGTTGTCCTGGAAGGCGGTTGTCAATTCACCCTCCGGTCAGGCTATTTCTTCAAAAGGTTGGCGATAATATCCTGAGCGGATTCCTTGTAGTTCTGCAAGGCGAACTGCTGATATTCCTGATTGCGTGTCAGGAGTGATCCGTGAAGGCTATACCCCCATGTACACTCGAAGTCGCAATCGTAACCGTTCGGATTATGCTCGATGTCAGTATGATGGGCGTTGCCCTTCCGCCAGTCTTTGGACAGGTAATAAAACCCCATCTCGCTGAATGGCTCCTTGTGCGTCGGGTCGCCATAGTAGCGATTGCTCGCCCAATGCGGGAAGACAAGCGACGCCTTTCCACCCGGCTTCAGAACCCGGTACATCTCATTGAAGAAATTCACCCGCTCCCACTTGCCATCAAGGTTCGTCAGGTGCTCCAGAAAGTGGCTCGAATTGATTTCCTCGATGCTGTTTGTCTCGAACGGAAGCGGCTGTGAGCCGACCTTGCAGACGTAATCGACATTGGGAAATGCAATAGCGTCAACACCGGTAAACCCCTCGCGCTTGTTCGGGCCGCAGCCGATGTCGATCTTGGTCACGACCGGGCGTACACGCTGGATGGATTTATCCTTGGATGACACGTCGGTCACGCCAGCTTCAATGAAGTCAACGTGCTTCAGGGATTTCTTGCTCATTTTCACCACATCGTATCGCCAGCAAAGTCATAATGGCCGACAAGCACGCCGCAATCAATAGCGCACCTGTAGCCGTATTTCCGTGCATCGCCCCAGAAATGCAAGTCCTGAGTGCCCACCCCCTGCGCACTGGCCATCGTCTTGAACCACGGCTTGCGAAGCCGCTCATCCTTGAACATGCTCAGCCGCCACAGGTTGAACCCCATGCCGGTCCCGCAGCACTCTACCAGTTCGCCGGCAACCGGTGGCATTGGCCTGAAGTTCAGGACTGGGTCTTTCGGGTCACCCCATATCTGAGGCACTCCGCCCTCGCCCTTCGTCCAGTACAGCCCGCCGATGCAGGAGAACTCAGGGTGAGCCTCCATGCGTTCGATTAGCTTCAGCACTCCGTCAGGTGGCGGACAGTTGTCATGCTCCAGCGTCAGGATGTACTCCCACTGGCTGATGTCTGGGTGCGCAAGCACGCCCTCAATTGCCTGTGAGTATGCTTCCCCGACCTCCATGCCAAGGCAGAGCATACGGTGCACACCCTGGTTAGGCGGGAATATCATGTTCCAGTGGCTCAGTGCCACCTTTGCCGGTATCTGCGCCGCGCTCGGTATCATCACCACGATGCGCTGCTTCTTCCATGAAGCGCCCTTCAAAATGCGCCCCCGGCTTAACTCAAGGTCGCGGTTGTGCTTGCCCGCGAAGTCGTAACTGACGATCTGTGCTGCCTGTGTCATGCAATCCCGTATTGCTGTTTGAGGCCGTTGATAAGCGTCTGGAACATATCCTGTATTACAGCCAAATCACCAGCAGGTGAAAGCGCAAACGTGTCTATATTCTCCTGCTTGATGAAAGCTCTTTGTCCAGTCTCATCCACAAACTCTACGTTCACGAGCGCAATAATCTCTGTCAGTCTGTTCTGATCGTCAGTGATCGGGCGCAAACTGTCAAGCCATAGACGGGACGCTGTCAAGGTTGCCATTACGCGCTCCTGAGCATGTGCCAGATTGGTATGAAATGCGATGCGTTCGAGCTGATAAACGATACATCAAACGCGCTCGTTGTCCCGCCACCAGCCGTCGAGAATGACCCAACGCCAGCAAGACCGCCAGTCGTCAGGTTGGTAGAACCCATAACGCCCCACACCTGGTTGGTCTGCGTAGCGCCATGAACCGCCGTAAACCGCACGTTGCACTGTGTGCCCGCCGCGAACGATGCACTGTTCGTTGCGCTCGACGTGCTGAACCCGAACACTAGCCAGTACGGCCCCGGCGTCAACGAGTTGGCGAACGGAATGTCAATGTAGCGTGCCGCACTGAATGCGCTCTGGATCGCCGTCGATACCAGTGACCAGTTCGTGTTGCTGATGCTGTACTGCGTCGTGAGCGTGGTTCCCGCCCCCTGCGCTTGGGCGCTGAACCCCTGGGTTACGCTGTACTGCGTCGAGTTTGTTATGCTGATCGAGTTGCGGAATGTGAACCCGCCTGAACCAGACACGACAGAAATAAGCGACTTGGAACTAGCACCCGTTCCCATCGAGTACACGACTGCGTTCCAAGTCGAGTATAATTCCGCCGACATATTCGCATTCGCCGTCGCCACCGTCGCAATCGTCGTGCTGTTGGTGCTCATCGAAGCAGGAAGCCTGATGAAGCTGAACGACCCGTCTTGCGGCATCTGGAATGCCGCCGCCATCGACACCGACTGCCCGGCCATTGCGGAGGACGAGTTAATTTCTGCTGGATACTGCCAGCTAGAAATAGTCTCTTTGTTCCCAATCCCAATGATCGTGATCGTGGCATTCGATCCAGCCGCGCCAGTGGACTGACTGAGAGTGATCCCGCTCGACCCGACAAACACCACGTTCCCGGTCGTGACCGTGCCCGTGCTGCCTGCTGTATTGCCACCAGTCGAGACACCGGCACCGATACCGCCGCCATTGCCGATGATGGTAATCGTCGCGTTAGACCCAGCGCCGCCGGTTGACTGGCTTAGTGTGATATTGTTGCCGCCGACGAACACCACATTGCCGGTCGATACCGTGCCGGTCGAGCCAAGCGTATTACCGCCAGTCGATACACCGATGTTCGGGCCGGTCTGGTTGACCGTGCCAGCGTTTGCACTCAGGCTTAACTGCACGCCAACACTATTGACCGTCATCGAGCCGGAAACGCCCCCACCATTGAAGGTGGTCCCGGTCCCAGCATAGCCAGCCGCATTAAGCGAAATACCGGCAGAGTTGACCGTCCATGTCACATTGGTCTGCGCGGTGTTCAGCCCGACCGCGTCGGTAGAGCCACGTGCAGTTGTCAGGTACAGCGGCACTGCCATTGACAGGCCAGCCGTGTTGTTCGTCGCCTTTATGTCGGACCCGGCGGTGCTCGTGCTCGTGAACCCAGTGCCAGCATACCCACCAGCGTTCAGGCTCAATCCGTTGCTGTTGACCGTCCATGTGACGTTGGTTTGAGCCGTGGCAAGCCCCACAGCATCCGTCGAGCCGCGAGCGGTCGTGATGTACGCCGGGACGCCAAGGCTAAGCCCTGCCGTGTTATGAGTGCCGACAACTGCCGTGCCGACCGTGGTTGTCGAGGTGAAACCAGTCCCGGCATAGCCGCCAGCGTTGAGGCTTATCCCTGCGCTGTTCACAGTCCATGTGACGTTGGTCTGGGCCGTGTTCAGCCCGACCGCGTCATTGCTCGCCCTGAACGTCAGGTTTGGCCCGCTGATCGAGACAGTCGCGCCGTTGATCGACAGGCTGATATTATTCGTCCCAGCCCAAACAATGTTGGTGCCGGATACCGTCGAAGCGCCAAGCGTGTTGCCGGAAATGGTCAGGAATTGATTGTGACCGCTATTATAATCCGACGGGCGGACTATGTCTGTGTTGGTCGAGTCCGGTATTGTGACCGACTTTACGTGAAAGACTGACACTAGGCTCGTCCGTGGTTGGCGTGAAAGCCGTACTTCTCATTCGCTGCCACACGGGCAGTTATCGCCTCGTTCAGGTCATCGAACGAACCAAGATAAATCGCTTCCCCATTATGGTTTATTCTAACGCGCCACTTCCTATTTTTAACGTGATATCCGACCCCAGTCACAGCAACTCGGAAACCATCCTTGCGGCGCTTGGCGTTCTTCGCATTAGACAATGCGTCAGCGGCCCTCAGGTTAGCCCACCTGTTATCTGCGCGGTCGCCGTTGATATGATCAACCTGGACCGGAAGCTCTTCGCCCATCCACAGGAAAGCAATCCGGTGAGCGCGGTATTTCTTCCCGTCAAGCATGACACGATAATATCCGGTATCGTCAATATTTCCAGCAACATCCCCGACATTCGCCTTACGGTTATTCGTTCTCTTGACGCGCCAAGTCATCAGCCCAGTGTCGGGGCAATAGTCGAAGAACTCGCGAACTCGCTCTGGTGTCAACATCAGTTCATTCTCGGGTCGTGAACGATTTCCACCGTCTTCTCGCCAGTCACCGGGTTTTTGACCAGCTTCTTCGGCTTCAACTGTATCTTGACAAGTTCGCTCACTGCCTGGGCCATCTCATGCATAGCCTGCGCACTTGCCATCATGGCGTTTGCGCTCTGGCGCTCGGCTACCGTGAGCGCGTCAAAGTTCAGCGTCATCTGCTTGCTCTCTGCGCTCTCGCCGCCGTCGTCTTGAGTTTCCTCTGCCCCCTCCGATTGTGCCGACTGCTGGAGCATGACTTTGTGTGTATCCACTGCCGCACCCATAGCAGTCTGGCGCATCTTGATGTGATGCTGCTGTGCATTGGTGATTTGCTTGTGACGCTCTTGTGCCATCACGCGCTCATGCTTAACCGCGTCGAGTTGGTTCTCGCGCATCAGGCTCTGGGCGTGGGCTTGGCTGTCCATCTGGATCTGGGCTTGCTTGCCGGCCAGCGATACCTGCTGCGCTTGCTTGTCGCCCTCAATGCGGGCTTGCTGCTTGGCCGCCTCGATCTCTGCCGGGTTTGGTGGCTGTTGCTGGCCCTCTGCCGCCTGCTTCGCCTTGTCCATCTTGTCGAGTATCTGGCGCTTCTTTGGAAGCGAACTTGCCTCGATCAACGCTTCCGGCGGGATCATAACTCCTGCCTGTATCAACTCGGCAAGCTTCTGGAATTGCTCTTCTGCGAGGTTTGCCACATCCGGCGAACTGTCAATGATGATGTCAACGTCCATCTGCGCCGGGGCGTTGCGTGGTGGCTTGTTCGGGTCAATGACCGGCTGGCCATCCTGCCCGATAACTGGATGCCCCGGGTTGTTGGGGTCCATGAGCAAGGCAGGCTCGTTGAACATGATGAACTTAGGGCTGTCTTCGTCGTCAGTCACGCGGATATACTGCTGATCCGTCCAGAACTGCTTCATCGTGGCCCAGCATGCGCGATACACACGCAGCGTCCAGTCCTCGAACCGGCCGAGCAGCGGTGACTGTTCAGTCATCCCGGCCTGTTGTTCGGCAAGGATGGCCCTGCCCGACTGGCTTGCGTTCTGCCTGCCAACGATCCCAGGTGTCGGGCTTTGCCGCTGCATCTCTGCCTTGGCGTCCCTGAGCAATTCAATGTGAGCCGGGAGAAGCTCTTGCCCCCCAAGCTGCTCGACCTGCCCCTCTCTGGCCTCGATTATCCCGTCTGGCTTTGCGTACTCGGCGCGGATGCTATCAACGTCAGATACACCTGGGTCCACACGAAGCTTGGCTACGTTGAGCAAGTGGACGGCCTTTGACCGGCCCTTGTTGATTGCATCCTGCGGGCCACGCATGTCACGCACTGTGCCATAGCGCCTGTTGTCCCTATCGACATAGGCCGACTGGGCGATCAGTGGGCAGCGTGGCCTACCCTTTGCGTCCTTGTACTCACTCACGCCGCTTTCGAGGATGACACCGGAGACGAACACGCACTTGCGCCACGTGCCCTTTTCCTTGTGGTAAATCTCCACCACCATCACACGGCGGGTTTTGTTGTCTGCCCATGCCCATGAACTCTTGGGCCTGTCCATATACGTATCGGTTGCGAACACACCATTTGCGTTCACGCTTTCGGATATGTCTTTCTCTTTGTCCGGGTAAAGCTCGGCAACGTCTGCCTCGTCCATCCAGTTCGCCAAGCCGACAAACCGGGCATCGTCAAACTCTGGCGACCGGCTGAACGGGTCATAGAAGAATGCCTCTGGCCTGCCCTTGGTAATCTTGACTTCCTTGTCGGGCTGTATCTCAACCGTCGCAACGCATACGCCCTGGATCAGCAAATCCTTGAGCGCCGCTGACCGGATCGACTGAAAGCGGTTCACGTCGGCGACATAGCGAAGGCCATCCGTCACTACCTCCGCAGCGTCGGTATCCTTCGGTGTCCGGCCCCACGCCTTCGGGTCTGTCTTGCCACGCTCCACAATGCCGATGATGGAATTGACGGCTGGCTTGACGTGGTTGAATACCAGCGCCGGTTGCTTGCGGGAATTGAGGATGCTGATTTCTTCGGGCGTGTACTGGAAGCCGTCATAGTAGTCCTGATCGGTCTGCCACTCTTGGCGTGCAGGCTCGCACAGGTCTTGGGCGTTGGAGAACATGCGCTTCACGCTGTCGAGGTACGCATCGCCCTCGCTCTTTTGCTCAACCTTCGCCTTGCGTGCCATCTATTTCTGGTCTCGGTACTTAATGACATAAGCCCACTCCGGGGCGATATCGGCGACGGCTTCATACTCAGACGCAGGCACTATCTCAACCGTACATGTGAACGGCCCTCGGGTGCGCTGCATCTCAACAATGTCCAGACATTGCTCTTTGGTGCACCACATCGTGTCCATTATGCGACCTTCCAGTTGCCTGAACTTTTCTTGCGTGTGCGTGAGTAGCTATCGTCGGGGTTACGGCTTGCATCGATCTTCTGAAGCATAGCTGGCCATGCCTCGTAGACTGCCATGCCTATCAAACTACAACAGTCAACGGAATCGTCGTGCTTGCCAGCAGGGAACCGGATCAACTGGTCAACCACGTGGTGCGCCCACGGAGATTTTGGGAATGAGACCTTGCCGTTAGCTGACAGGGCTTGGAACCCTTGCGCCCTGGTGACCTTGTCGCTGATGCTTGGCACCCACTCAACAGAGGCCCACACCCTGCGCTCGTCCATGCGCTTCTTCAGGACAGATTCGATGGCCCTTCGAATGACACCGCCTTCAGAGAATACGGTAAGCGGCCTGTGCTTTGCCATGAGGTCAAGCAGCCGCTCGATCCACTCCGAGGCGTTCGTCTGCCCGCGCCACCAGTCGAGCGCGTATATGGTACTGTCTGGACCGACGCCCCATACGGCAAACTCAGTCCAGTCACCACCCTCATTCGTAACTGCAAAATCGCATGAGATGAAGGTGTTGCACTTGGGTGTTTCGTCGTGTCGCTTTTCATACCATGCCTTGCGAAAGAACGTGCCTTCATCTGGTTGCGGGTCTTGCTGGTACAGACTTGACCAATACCGGGGAAGCGAGTTCGCTCGGATGCGCTCGAGTGCTTCGATGGGGTAAGCTTCCGGCCAGAGCGCCGCCCCGGTATTGTCTATGGCCGGTAGCTGGACGATCTCCCACTTATCGCCACCGGCATTTTGCTGATCAATCAAGTAGCCTGACAAGTCATCTTCGTGCATGCGGTGGTTGATGACGATAATCGCACCACCGGGCTGAAGGCGATTATACACGCTGCCCTGATACCATTCCCGAACCCTCTTGCGCTCTACCTCTGACTGGGCGTCAGCCATAGAACCAAACGGGTCATCAATTATGAATTCATCAGCGCCCTTGCCCAATATCTGGCTACCGACGCCGACTGCGTAGAAGATCCCGCCCTGCTTTGTGTGCCATCTGCCAGATGCCTGGCTATCGTCTGCCAGCGTCACATGCGGGAATATGCGGGCGTATTCCTCTCCCCTGATGATGTTTCGGACCTCGCGGCCTACATCTGTGGCGAAGCTCTCAGATGCAGAGGCTGCTATGATCTGCCGTGTCGGGTTTCTGCCCAAGCACCAGCCAGGATATCTGCGAGACGCCAATTCGGTCTTGCCGGACCGAGGTGGCATCAGGAGCATCAGCCGGTCAATCTCGCGGCGTTCAATGCGTTCGAGTTGCTCTGCGACTATGCGATGGTGTCGGGCGGTCTTGTAGCGATCGTATGTGTATTCAGTGAACCCTATCAGGTCTTGCTTGGCCAACAGCAACCGGCGGCGTGCTTGGAGCAATGCCACGTCGAGCAAGTTCTGCGTCGATTGCTTCGAGGGTCCAGTCGGTGATGGGGGTTTCACGGGTTGTCGCTATGTCCATTGACTGGTGTGGCTTGCCGTCGATGCGGTCGGCCATTGCGTTGAACGCCTGCATGTCACCAGCGACAGCCATATCAACAACTTTAGCGGCGGCTACAGCCAGTTTCTTGCGCCCTTCTGGGTCACCCTCTTCTACACGGTGAGCGGCAACCATCAGCGCGTCACGGATCAATTTATCCTTGCGTTGCCCAGATTGTCCGTTGCCTGCCATATTATCTCAACTAAGCCTTTGTAATATAATTGCGTTTGACTTCGGAGCGAGCGCAATAAAATTACCAAGCCCTGAAGTCGTTCGGGGTCTGGAAGCCTGCCCTTGGGCGTATTGTGATGCGCATGCTGTCAGTGTCACCTGTGGATGTGACCACGGCAATGTCGATATAGCCGAAATTGCTCAGACGCTGGGTGACGCGGGTTGTGGTGTTGGATGTGGCAGCGGATGTCACGCCAGAGTTTGTTCTGGTGACTGAGGCTATGGTAGCCCCGTCCAGATACGCACTGTAATCAATGACATAGGTCAGGGCGTCGTCTTCGTCCTGGTATGCCATGAACTCTTGCGGGTTGACGCAGGTCACGCCTCTGGCACCGTGCCGTCCATTTGTCGCGAGGACTATGGTTCTATCGGGCAAGGCGGGTCATCCTGATCGAGCCGCCGCAAAGCGCAGTGCGGCCAATAGACGAAATCTGTAATAGAGCCTTTTGCAAGATGCAAGCGATATTTAGTCACCGCGTCAACCCATAGTGGCGTGACAGGATCGTTGCCGCTTTGACTAGCTGTTCCAGCCCCTCCTGTGGGGATCCACCAAATCGGGTTAACATATACCGCCCGGCTGATATGCCTTTGACCGCGACGGCATCCACCATCAGGGTCAGGTCATGGTTTATCTTGTCCAGCATGGCAATGGCGTGAGAACGGCGCTTTTGTGCGGCAATTCGTGTGTCGCTTATCTCAGAGTGTCCGCCTGATATGCTTGGCTCAAATGATCCTGTGCAGCTTGGCATTATTCCGGAGAGATAGGCGTCGGATTGCCATTTGGTGAGGGCGTCGGCTTGGTGCTGGGTCAGATAATCCCGCCTGTGATACCAGCCGATGATGTCGTTTTCCACCCTGATCCTGGTTGTGGATATGTCGTTTGGGTCGGACCGCTCCAGAACCGAGTGCAGGTGGCTTGATAGCCTGTCTGTGCCCAGATCGCTTGTGTCAGGGCCGGGGCGGTTTTTGCTCATGCGCTTCCCTCCGGGTTCATCAGCCGGTGAATGTCTGCCACCGTCTCAACCCGCAATTGCTGCCAGCCGCCGGTGTAGGTCTGGCCATCCCTGCCAAGCATCCGGCGGAGGTGGATAAGCTCGGCCTCAAGGGCGAGGTTCTCGGCTTGCAGGTCGAGTAGTTCGCTATCACTCATG